CACCGTTCACAAGCGTCTACGCACCATCGTCAACGTAAAGGGATAACACATGGTCGGAACTGACCTCGCAACCAACACAAACAAAGACGTGCCAACCTTGGTGGAGCTTATTGAGGCTGCCGGCGCCGACGCTCAACTCGGCACGCCGATGAATGAGCCGAGCTACACCGCCATTCATGCAGCCGCCGTCGCGCTCGAAACCGAGTACGCCGTCGCGCGTGCCGAACTCAGCACGAAGGCGGTCGAATACCTCCAGGTGTTCAAGCAGCTTGAGGCGCTGCAAGACCTCTACGATCTGGAGAGCAATGAGGCCGACGCCTACGCCAAGAAGATGCATGCATCCGATGGCGCGGTGCAGGTACTCTACGAATATCTCCTTTCGCTCGGCAATCCGTTGCCCGAAACCACCGACGAAATCAAAGCGGCGATCGGCGAAGCGATGGCTCGTGTGCAAAACAAGGGATCGCGCGGCGCCGGCACAGTCGGCGTCAAGATCGGTCCCGACGGCAAGCTAACCACCAAGATCACCGAGGAGTCGGCGCCGCTGATCGAGCTGGAGAGCTGATGGTCTTTAGCGGCGATCAAATCACCGTCGCCGCACAGGCATGGCTCGATTCTGTGCGGCGACAAATGTTGGCGCGAAATCCAGATCGCCCACTATTCATTCCGTCGCTGATGGAAATGCCAATGGCGGATCGCGTCATGCTTTTGCGGGCGATGAAAACGGCGCTCGCAGCGACCGACCCGAAGAACGTGCAACAGGTGAGGGATCGCGATGCGCAAAATTCTGTTCCTTGATATGGATGGCGTAGTGCTGTCGTTGGACGATCTCCACACGACGCACAATCACCGCTATCTGAACCCGAACAAGGTCGCGTTTCTTAATCGCATCGCCGAAGAGTCGCGGTGTCAATTCGTTATGTCCTCGGTGTGGCGCAGCGATCCGAGCGTGCGCGGCCTATTAAAGGATGCCGGCTTTATCGGCGAATGGGCGCGACCCTGGAAGACGCCTCACGATCCTGGCATTCCCGGCGAGTGTACGCGCCGCGGCATAGAAATTGCTGCTTGGTTCAAGCAAGCGCGCCTCGATCCGGCCGAGGTGAATTACGTCATCCTCGATGATGACTCGGACATGCTGCCCGAACAGATGCCGTACTTTCTAAAAGTGCCGTGTCAGACCGGGCTTAACCGCGCGCACGTCATGAATGCCGTGGGCATTCTCAACCGCGAGCGATTACCTTCAGACGCCAACCGCAATCCTCATGTCGCTGCGCTAAATCAATAAGAGCAAAGCAGCACACAGGGGAACCCCAATGGCAAGACTGGTATTTGACGCGAAGGACGTGAAGCGAGTCGTGGAACACGCGCTCGCTGCGCCCGCGCATCAAGAGAAGGTGATCGACTACGACAAGGAATTTAAGGCGATCACGGAGCCGGGTAAGCCCGCCGTGATTCTCGTGCATGACGAAGGCGTGTACCTGATGTCAAATGGTACGCCGCATGATCCGGCCGATCTAACAACGCCCGATCACAAGCGCTTCTGCGCCTACGCCTTGAACTGTCACCCGGAGCGCGACGGCGACGATTGCTGGGACAATTCCCGAGAACTCGTCGGCGGCGACGACTTCGCCGAAACGCTGCCCTGGTGCGAACCGATCAAGGCGTATCTCGACGCCGGCGCCACGCACATCATCATCAATTTCGGGGCTCGCCAGTTGAGCCTCTCAGCGAAGGGAATGCGCAAATGAAGAGGCATCATAAAAATCGCCTACTTAGATTGGCGAAGCTTTTGCGCACCGACGCGCGCCGAAAGACCGGGGCGAAATTCAACCTAATCGCGTTCGCCGCACCGGATCAAAACTTTGTTTCGGCCCATTCTGGGTTTTCAAAGAAACTCAAAAAAATTCCAGTTTCTTGCGAGACTCAGGCTTGCGCCATCGGCCTGGCGTGCATCTCCGGCGAGTTTAAGCGCGAGGGCTTCGGCTTTAATTATGAAATCAATCAAGATGGTTGGCGCAAATCCTATGTTTTGCAGCCGACCTATCGCGGCATGACGCGCTGGAAAGCCATTACGAAATTTTTCGGCATCACCAGCGAAGAGGCTGATCGCTTATTCCTTGCGGCCTCGTACGAGAATTACATCGGCGCTTCCGCAGAACGGGCTGTAGCCAATCGTATCTGTGCGCTGGTGCGCGGCGAGGAAATCGGGGCAGCCGCATAATGGATGCTCAATTTGAGGCCTTTCTCAAAAGGCTTGAGAAGCGAACGGAGCAGATTGATTCGCTTATGAGGGACTCAACGCCGATGGCCGGGAAGGGCTATCACGTCGGCGTGTATCTCTCGGAAGTGAAACACGCCATCGATGCAGCGAGGAAAAAGTGCGAGCCGATCTCGGTCCCATAGACACGTCAAAGGTCACGATGCTCGACCTCGCGATCGCCTCGGCGGTCGATGATGTGGATGCGGCTGTTCTGCGCCTGCAAGAGATTGCCAGTATTCAGGATGGCGGCGTGTGCGGGCAGCATTTTAATCCAGAGTCATGGGCGCATCTTACGCCGAAGGAGCGCATCGAAAAGCTGATCGAATGGCTCAAAACCGAACAACGCGGGAGCGAGGAATGACGAAGCTTTGGCGCAGAGACATGATGATTTGCGGCACGGTCTACATCAAAGCCGATACCGCCGCGGAAGCCGAGCGCATTGCGCAGGCGATGAAAGACACCAGCATGGAAATCAGCGAGGTAAACGGCGATCACGAGGTCAGTGGTCTGCAATTCGATAACCCCGCGCTGCCCGACGTTAGCTTTACGCCGCCATGCAACATCATTCGGCCCGTCGAGGGCGGGGCGCCCGAGGAGGTCGAATAATGCCTTGGGAACCAAAACACTGCTGGAAAGATGGGCGCAGTCTCGGCCGCCAGGAGCGGTGCAAGACCTGCGACTGCAATCCAAAATTCACGCCGGCGCCATCTGACGAAGATTACATCAAGGCGCTGCCATTCGAAAAAACGAAAGCGAGCGCCGAATGATCGCAAATAGCGACGAGCTGGATTTTGAAGGTCTATCCGGCGCGCGTGCGCGCGATACGATAAAATCGACCCAGCATATAAAAAGATTTGGGTCGAGGCGCTCCGGTCTGGTGCGTTTACGCCACATCGAGGCGCCTGAGTTCAGCATGAATACTGATTGGAGGATGCCGAAATGAAAAAGTCCCACAAATACTTGATCGACGCCATCGCTGCGCTCGATCCGACGGAAGCCAAGGCGGTCGCTAAGATCAGCCTGGTAAGGGCGAACGGCGTCGTGTTCATGGCGAAAGACGTGACCGTTGCCGACGGCATGGTATTCGCGCGCCACTGCCTCGATGTAAATCAATGGTTCTACGTGCCGACAGATGAAATCGTCGGTTTGATCGTGGACATCGATCCCAAGAAATGCGCCGAAATGAAGATCGAGCCAACGCTGCCGGCGGTGCTGGCACATGCGCTCTCGCGATAGCTGCCTACCGCAATTCAAATAAATTCGTGCGACGTTGCAAGAGAACAAGAGCAACGCGAGGGCAAGATGGCTGACAAATATCTCGATGGCATCATGCGAAGATTGGATGTTGTAGCCGATGTCGGCTGCAAAGCCTCGCTGGAAACAGTTCAACCGGCGCTCGACGTATTGATTATCGATCCGCCTGCGCCGCCGATACTGCACGAAAAGATGGTGTCGCTGCGCTTAAGGGATCTCAAGGCGCTCGTGAGTATCGCCGACGTATTTTGCGACACCGCCGAAGAGCCGCTCGCAACTGACTGCGGTGTGGCGATCGAGAACGCCAAACACCGAATTAAAATGGCGACACACGAATGAGCTTCTGGGATAGCCCCATAGAAATTCTTGAAATTGCGAGCGTCAGCGTTCTCATCTGGCTAATCGCTCGACATGCTTGGTTAAAAATACGAGGGCGAGGATGAAGGTCATTCTCGCTAATTACCCGCACCCGCCGATCATCGTAAAGGGCGACGAGCGCCAAGCCTGTGTCTCGGCCGAGACGATCATTCGCACGACCCACAGCAAGGGCATTTCCGTGGCGCTCGACGTGATCGGCGACGAGATAGAGGTCGCCGGCGCTGTGGAGCGCACGAAGGAATATCTCTCCGGCGTCATTACGGAGATCCAGAACGACGACACCTTCTTCGATGCCCCGCCAATCATCTTTCAACGAGAGGAAAAGGCATGAATTACAATCGCGCCTTCGCTGAGCTGCCAAAACAGCAATCCCTATACGAAGCCGCCAAGCAACGCCTCGCCTTTATGCAAGGCGCTCTCTATTACGCGCGCCGCTACTGCGTGAACTCCGAAATCACGTACTGGAGTAGAGAGGTGCTAGCCGCGCTCGATCACCTTTGGGATCAACAGTGCCGATTGAATTGGGTTGGCACTCTTACTCGTCCAGGCAGATTCGCGGCCTAATTGCGATCCGTGTGGCGCGATTAAGGCAAAATAAGGCAAGGAGAGCATGAGCGCATTTCAGACCAAGGGCGTGATCGAGCGGCTGCAAAAGGCGCTCGATAGTTCGCAAAAGGTGATGGTCGCATCCAGCAAATCGCAGGAGATTCTTATCGCGGCAATCAACCAAGAAATCAAAATGCTAAGGGACATCAAAGACACGCCTGACTTCCGCGCATGGCTCGAAGGCGAGCGCTTCGATTTAACAAAGGCGATGGGCAGAAAATGACAGCAAAACCTACCTTCTTTGAAATGCAACTCCACTGCCGCGCCGATAGTCCGTCACTGATGATTGGCGTTGACCTATGCAATCAGCTTGGGCCGGACGACTACGCCACATTGCGGGCAAAAGCTTCGAGTGAATGGATGGAGCGCTCGAAGCCCAATAATTACGCCTGGTTCCATTTCTCATATGAGGACTATATTTTTCGCGCCCGCTACCGCCCCGGTAACTGGCTGGAGGTCGAGCTATTGCCGTGAGCTGCCGACCGACATCCTCGCTCGCGTGTGCGACGCTATAAGTAACGCAACAGCGAGGGTGGACGATGAAAGCGGAACTCACAATCACGGAATTGGGCGCGATCTTCCCGGCGACAACCGTAAAGAGCGCGGCATGAAGCCCGTAACCTGGATCGAGGTCACCGAGGAGCGTTACGACGAAATGCTCGGCGTGCTCCCGCCGGCGCTGATGATAGGCGATGGCTTCCTAGTCGGCGAGCCCAGCGATCATCGCATGTGCGAGGTCACTGGCAACAACTACACCCCAACATGGGCCGCCTTTGTGCATATCGGCCCCGCCGTAGCGGGAACTTGGCGCGGCCCGCAAACCAAATTCTATGAGTCGGATCGGGCACTTACCAAGGCCGAGTTCAGAAAGGCGAACCGCCCGTGACCGCAAAATATCCCTACGAAGTTCTGCTCGCCAATCGGGGCAATCCCGATCATCGTCAGGATCCTGATCGCAAACTCCCCGGCACGCCTTCCGATCTATGGATGCCGACGGTGGACTATCTCGACGCCTCAAAGCAATGCCGCGCCTACATCGAAAACAACGACCTCGGCGGCGGCAACTGGACCGGCGGCGCGCTGCGGGATCGCATCACCAAAGAGGCTGTCGGTAGCATCAGCTACAACGGCAAGGTTTGGCCGCCCGGCAAAGACGCATGGAAAGGCGCACCGCTCTGGGCGCCGACATGATCTGCTTTGAGGATGACGGGGCGAGGCTTCATGAGTTCTTGGAAGAAACCAGCTTTGCCAAGCGCCTAGCGATGGAATGGCAACCGGGTTATTTGCCCGAACAAATAGCCTTTAATCCTCCGCATCTGAATCAACTCGATAGCAAAGAGGTCGCCATCGTGGCTAAGCGGCCGTGGCAGAAAATGATCTGGTGCCGGCAGGAGGCGAACGAGGAGATGGCGGAATGGATTGGGCGTGAGGAAGATGACCAACGCACCGAGGTAGCCGCCTTCAGCGACCAGCCGGAACCCGCACGGCAATCTGCAATGCTTAACGAAACAGCAAAGCAGAGGAGCCCTGGCATGTGGCGCAATCGGTTCCATTTCGAGCAAAGCCTTAAGAGGCGCGGCTTTAGGCAGATCGGCGACGGTATGTTCGCCGCCGTCTACGCAAAGCCCGGCTCAAACAAGGTCATCAAGATCGCAGGCGACAAGGACTCGTGGCCAATCTACATCGCCTGGGCCAGCAAAAACGGCTACTTGGGCACATTCGCGCCCAATGTGACCTCTTTTCGTGTATTCGACACCGGCTATGACACCTTCTACGTCGCGGTGATGGAGCGCCTGTCGATGACGCTCCGTCAAATCGAAGAAAGCGGCCAAAACCACCCCGCACTCGACAAGCGCCGAGACATGATGAAGTACGGCCATTTTCGGTCAATGGCCGAAATCAAGAAGAACGTGCCCGAATGGGCCGAATTTATCGAAGGGCTATTAGATTGCGGTAATGAAAGCGGCGTGCATTTCGACGTTCACCGAGGAAACTGGATGGTCATAGACGATCGCCTAGTCCTAACGGACCCGTTCTCCGGCGGCTCCAATACAAGCGCGGCAACGCTTGATGCGGCAACGACCTTCCGTGCTCGCAAATCCTCAATGCGTATCGCCGCATAGCCACAACCATAAGTAAGTCATACCTTACGAATCTATCCAATTCCGACGTGCGATTCACCAACAAGCCATGGTGCGACGACTCGACCACAAGGACAAAAATGACACCGCAAACAGTCCGTATTTCGGCTTTCCTACGTGTCGCAAAGGTAGTAGTCCTGTCCGCCCAATCCGCAATAATCAGCGGCACCGGTCTTAAAAGATCGGCCACGGGAGCGGCCAAGCAATAAAGTTACAATCCAACCACCTTAAAGTTACAAAGTGACCCAATTTCACATAAGAGCCCCAATGAGCAATTCGACCAAATGAATTGCACGAAGCGGCAATAAGCATCTACTTACCAAATAACACGCACCAGGCCATTAGAAATAGATCAGCGCTCGCACACATGCAGACACAATTTCCCACGCATCAGTGACGCTTAGAATGAGACTGTGAGCATAGGGGCGTAAGAGCGAGCAACGCAATAAACGTCGGTTTAGAGAAAGGGGTGTAAAGAGGCGGGATATGGACTTAAATAGCAGCGAAAGCAGGAATACGCAGGCGGGCCGGTCGCTCACTCTGCCGTTTCCCAATTTCACCCCCGAAACGCGCCTTTTGCATTCCAATCTCGCATCGTGTATCAAATTTGCACAGCACGAACGCGCTCATGGGGTGTGCGTCGAGCTGGTCTCGCTTTGCACAGTCGCCACGGTCCTCGGGTGCCCCTTCACAATAGCGCCTACGAATGACCGGCGAACAACTTGGGTCGGTGGAGCGCTGAAAGGCGCTTGCCGACCCGATTTTTGACCGTTGATCCGCCATGGACCGAATTACCGTGGCACGGGCGCTGATAAGTTTTCGGCAGGCGATGGGTCTTCCCGAGCGCGGGTCGAGTGGACTTCGGTGTAGCTCCTTGGAGAGACCATGGCGACCCGCCTTAGTAAACCGCGGGTATGAATATCGCCTTCCTTGGTCTCTTACTGTCTTTCTGAAAAGAGCCGCGGGCTGACCAAGAGACTGTAAGTATTGCCTTACGCATTTCAAGGGGTGACCATGAAATTATTTTCAAAATTCATGGAGCCGGATGAGCCTTGAGCTACCTACCGCATTCCTTACCGCGTTCTGCTTTGCTCGTTTTGTCGCTCAAATTGAGGCGGCAGCAAAACGAGGAGTTTCACTATCATGGCACGCAAGAACCGGGGCAAAGGCATTGCCCAAAAGCTCGCCGATGCTTTGACTGGCAGCGCCGAGCCCGAAATCAAGCAGAACCTGGAGACCGCCGCCACGTCAGTCGTGGAAGAGGCTGTCGCCAAGCTCGAAGAGACCGAAGGCACCGAAACGCCAGGACCGCGCGACGAGAAGCCGATCGAGCCCGTTGCTCCCGGCCCGCTGACTGCTTCGAGCAATGACTTCACGGCGATGCTCGCCGCGATCAGCGTGGAAGACGCCACCGAAATGTCGGCGAAGGCGACTGCCTCCGTTGACGAGCGTGCGTCCTTCGAGGCTGTGAAGGATTCTTCCAACACGAAGATTCAGGCGACACTGAAGAAGGTGCGCGCGGGGCTCACCAATCTCGATGCGGCCCGCGTCCTGATCGCCAGCAATGTCGATCCGAACATCTTCAATCGCGAGGTTCACACTGGCTCGCGATACAACGTCTATGCCCTCGGCAAGCTTGTCGATGCCATGAACGCGATTGGCACCGACGGCAAGAAGGTGACGAACGCCATCAATCTCGCCTGCATGAGGTCGTTGTTCCAGTTCCGGGCCAACGGCGCGCAGTTCACCGGCGAGATGGCAAAAGCCGCTGCTTCCGACAAGATCCGCGTGTCCGCCTCCATCAGCGCGATGTTGGTGCGTCATACGGTGTCGGCTTCGACGGCGCCGACCCAGGCTTCCAGCACCATGCAGGCGCTGGAGACGCTCGGGATCGTCAAGCGCTCGGGCAACACCCGCAACCCCAACTTCGACCTGATCGACAGCCCGATCACTGCGCGGTTGGAACAGGCGCTCGCGGCGTAAGGCGAGCGACACGAGGATACAGGGGCGCCCTAGGGCGCCCCTTCTTCGTGCGCAAGGTGAGACCATGGCGCTATAAGTACCGTGACGCGCCACCCGCTATCCTCGCCGACACATGCTTTGCTGAAAGCGCGAAACAAACAGCAAAGTGGAGACGAATATGGCTATGCGCGGACTGACAAAGATCAATGATCGCTGGTGTGCGGGGCGGCTCGTCGGCGACAAGCTGGCGAACGGTAAAGAGGGGTATCACGCCTCGCATTCCTTCTACGTCGAATGGAAACGCGGCCCGCAGGGGCAGGGCTGGTTCTTCGGCTCGAACAGTTCGTGGAAAGGCCCGTACAAGACTTCGGATGAGGCGTACGAGCGGTGCGTCAATCCACCGCAGCCGTTCGGCCGCAAGAAGATCGCAGCGTAAGGCACTGGGGCGCTCAGGCGCCCCTTTGCTTTGCCGATCACAGTCCATGGTCACTGGTTCCTGGAGAGCAGTCCGTGCATCGCGGTTCCGTGGCGCTATAAGTGCCTCAACATGCCTACCGCAATCCATAAGTAAGTATGCGATTATTGATCTGCAAACGCGAGAAAAGGACAAAACAATCATGCCTTCACGTTTCGGAATACTGCTGGAGGCTTTCGTGGTGTTCGCGATCATGGGAACTATCCTGATCGCCGGCAGGACGATCGAGCACCAGCATCGCATCAACCGCGGGCTTGCCATCTACAACGAAGGGCAGACCCGATGACGAGTCTCCCCGCAACCGACACCGCGATGCGCGAATTGGGGCATCTGTTTTGCCCTTCGATGACGCCGCTTGATTTCCCGCGGGTGCGCAAGCTGCCGGAGTGCCCGAACTGTCGCAAGGAAAAGCCGCTGTCGGCCCTCTATTGCTGGCGCTGCTTCAATGCCGTCGAGGCTGGAAACAATGAGGTGCGCGCAACCGAAGATGCGCGCCTGACAATGATTGAACGGGCGCTCGAATGTGTGGAGCGCACCGACGCACTGATCGCTCAAAGGAGAGCGGCGCATGAAACGAGGATAGCGGTATAGAGTGGTTTCCGGCCTTCACCCAATCTGCGTAGCCCCTGACAAGGCCCGCGGCAAATACAAGCGAGCCAGAATTAAACCATGGACCCGATCCGAATCATTTAATTCGTGCTCGGAAAAATCGCCGTCGCCCGGCGAGAACGAATAGCCCAAGGAGTTTTTAGGCGGCGCCACCAGGCGCGCCGCGTCCATGGCGACCCTATAGACAGTCCATGGCGCCGGGATTTGCGGCTAGAATGCCACTGTAGCTGAGAAGAGGCAGTTTGGCTTATTTCTTACGCGCTCGAATCGTCGCCAGGTCGAAGCGCTCGCCCCCGATCCACGCTGCAAAGCCGGCGGTGTTCTGTATCGCCTCGACTAGCTTAATCTCTTTTTCCAGCGCCTGCTTCATGATGAACACGGCGCGCTCTGGATCCGTTTGCTTGTCGGATAGCGCTATCGCGGCGCGCAGTCTATCCGCATAGCTCTTTGTGGCGAATACGGCGCTCACAACGTCACCGCCGCGGCGCATGTGAGACAGGCGATCAATACGGTGAGCAGGGCGCAGATCGTTCTTTTCAGGACAATATATTCGATGCCGGCGCAGATCAGCAGCAGGTTGGCGCAGATCAAGAGGATGGTAGTCTGCATAACGGAAATCCTTGAAAAAGTCGGGAGCATTTGCGCTCCCGCAGTTTGGAGGTTCGGGGTGAATCAGCGGCCGTGAAAGTAACGAATCTCGCGATCGAAGTTTGAGTAGTCGTCGCCCATCGCTTCCACGACCCGCTCGTTATGCGCGGCCTGGCGCAGCGCTTCGGCTTCGGGTTCGTCATGCTCGATCCGATCAATGATCGGCCAGTCACGATTGCGAGCCTTAAGGCGTCGGGCGGCATCGCGGAACATTGTGATTCGATCAGTCATGGTAGTCTCGCTTGCTTGTGTTTCGCCGTTTCGGGCGTGCGCTCTTTAGAGCACAGTGGAGCGCTGCACTTTGTCTGTGCAGCGCTCTCTGTGCTCTACTGCGCAACTAGCTCGCGCAGCGCTGTCACTGTGTCGTTGTCGTTGAGCGTATAAGCGACGTGATTTGCAGTGTCGCGCGTCTCAGTCAGCACGTTGAACACTTGCAGCGCGTTGATGCTGCTCGACGACTGAGTCGAAGCAGTGTTCGCAGCAACATGCTTTGCGTAGCGTGCGCTCTTGATGATTGCAGCACGCGACTTGTCTTTATGCGTGACTGACATGCTGCACGCTGCTACAGCGTCAGCATGATTGAGCGTCGTTTCAGCAGTTTTGAGAGCGATAGCAGCGCGCACAATCGCGAGTGTGTAGTGATTCAGCGTCGCGCTTTTCGCAATCGCTTGTGCGAGATTTGCGACTTTCTCGCTCGCATAGACATTGAAGCGATTCGACGTGCGCTCAGACTTATTGATAAAGTCGGGCGCGACGTTGCTTGCGCACATGATCGCGGCGATGGCGTCGCGGTCGAATGTCTTAACGAGCGAGTCGAGTGTCGATTGAATCGACGTGTTCGCGTCGTTTTTGCTCTGCTCGTATGACTTACGCGCTGCACATGCGGCGAGCAATTCAGTCTTATATTCGCTTTGCTGTGTCATTGTTTTGACTTTCGTTTGCGAGATCGCGTTGTGCAATCTCTATAAATGACAATACACGCTGCACAATATGGGACAAGTAAAAACTGACTTATTATGAGCAATAAAAGTGTTATGTTTAATGACTTTGCGCAATTATCTTAGCTATGATGGCGTTGCATAGCTACTGCAATGGGGCGATACATTGTTGCGCTGCTATCGAAGTCCGCGCAAGATTATTACGCGGCGAACCCTATGCCGCCTGAGTTCTCAGCGTTTTTAATCCCTAGCCTTGGCGCTTAAATGTCTCTTAAACTGCGCATTATCCCGCTTAGTGGCTATCTATACGTTGACGATTGAGCGCCGGCGTATCTCTATGAGTTGACGCGACCAGGCCCTACCCTAATTATGCGCCTAGGGGCGCCCGAGCGTGATCTGCCAAGTTCCCGAATAAAGACGGGCTATCTCTTATAAATGTTGCTCAGATGTTCGTCCCAAATTTGTATACAAATTTCGGACAGCCTGCCCTTGGCGCTCATAAGCCGGCGCTTATCCGAGAACACGCCCGCGCGCTCAGCGCTATAACTGAGACGTATCGACGCTCGCGTGGCACAAAATCTTGAAGGGCCTAGGTGTGCTCCGCTCAACGAGATTGGCCGTAGTTCCGTAAGGTGCGGTCTCACGCGGGCGCCGATCTGTCATTTGGAGAGCGCCATGCGAATGCCCCAGGACTTTGTTGACGCCATTAACGCCGCTGTTCGTGAGATCAATCCAAACGCCGGCATCATGGTAGACGGCTCGATGACGCTGGGCTCAGACTTTGACGAATGGCTAGGGCCACAGGCGCTCAAGAAGTACGGCTTTGGACCTATGCCGGCGGACGCCATAGCCGCGTTCGAGGCGAAGTTTGAAGAGAAGCGCGCCGAGCTGAAGGAAGCGGTTGTCGCCTCTGCGATCGAGGTTGAGAAGAAAATTATGAGAGGCGAGCTTGGCGACTTTAATTTCGGCGACAGCAACCGCGTCTAAATAGGAATCTAAAATGATCTCAGCCGATCAACCGCGAGAAAATCCCGTCCTGGTCAAGATCGCCGAGCCTGGCGAGGACGTTGAGCTGAAGGCGATCGCCTACGTTCAGTCTGTGCTCACGTCGCTGCCAGTGGAGAGTCACCAGCGAGTGCTGGACTATCTTTACAGCCGGCTACCGAACATTTTCACTTTTGAAGGCCGCCGCGAATAAGCGCCTTGAGCTGCTTATCGCCGTATTTCTCCACCCACGTCTTGAATGAGGCTTCGAGCAGTTCTCTCATGCTCATGCCGTTGAGCGTGGCCGCGAGCTTGAAGGCGCGGTGAAATGCTGGCTCGATCTTGAAATTGAGGTCTTGCATGGCGATCTCGTATCGCGGTTCGGGTCATCACTCCCGACTTAGCCATCGCCTTATGAAGTTCCAGCGACAGACCACGATTAGCGAAATCGCTCTATTTAGGCAAGCCGGCGCCCGGACTTAATGAGGCCATTCATCAACTGAACGCCGAAGTGCTCGATGGAGTAGGCTTCGAACTCCTCTGAAGGATTTGGCTCGCCGATCAGATTGCACAAGGCTCGAAACACATGCACGGCCTCGTGAAAAATAACGCCCTGCGCTTTTACGGAGCCGACCTTGTAGAGATCGTCAGCCGCGGAGACGATAACGGCAAGACCACCATTGTCGTTGTGAAATTTCGTGGTGAAAGCCTGCGATAGTTTCATCGCCGGCGGATAGGCGCTTTCCTTGACGCGCAGCCGGCGCATCTCCTTGTCCCAGGCTTTCTCGGACGGGCAAAAGCCATAGGTGAACGGGAAGTAGCCGTGATCGCACCAGATGACTTTATGAATTATTCTTTTAGCCATAATCGTTAAGTGCCTTTAACTTCCAAGATGCCGCCGTCGTAGTACGAGGGTAACGAGTAGCCCCACAGGGACTTGAGACGAGATGGCGAAATGTATTCCGAGGGTTTGGTGTGTCGTGACCATTTCTCTTTGATCGACTCGCCATGATCAGTCGCCCACTTATCGAGCGAGATAGACGACGCCTCGTCTACGAAAATGCCCGTAGGCTCAAAGCCTTTTATAACCGGCGGCTCGGCCTTATACATTTCGGCCATCTTGCGCATTTCTTCGGCATCGAAGATTGGAGACGCCTTCGTGATAGTCTCGATCTCAGCCGTGAAATCGTGCGGAGCATCTGCCGGCACAAATTGCGGGTAGTCGAAGATCCATTCGTATTCGAGAAAGGTGTCGAGCTTCACCGCGGCCCAGGTAAATCTCTCGCAATCGCGCGTGGTTTCGAGAGTGACGGCCGCATAAGGCGGAGTCTTCATGGACACTAGCTGCTCATAGCTATCGCCCACCATTGATGCTTTTCTAATCGCGTCGATGGACCAGCAAACAGTTTCGATTTTGAAAATATGACTTTCACCAGAAGCGATTGGTGACGGAGAGGGCCACATAGCGCCGGGCGTTAGCCATTCCGCTTCGGGATCAAGGTCAAGCTTGATTACTCGAACATCCCGCACATCGCCCTCGCGATCGTTCAGCCATCCGACGACTTTGCCTAGATAGCGAACCTCAAGAGCGTTCTCTGCGCGATCGGCTGACATTAGACTTTCTGATTACCAAGCGTTACCGTCTTGATGGCCGCCGAGACCTTCTCAACGAGGTCTTTGTACGCTTCGGCGTGAGAAAGACCGCGCGACAGACCATCATTGTTGATCCAGATATCGACGTACTCTTCGCGTATCTGATCGAAGGCATAGGGAGAGTTGGGAACATCGGGCCGACGAAGGCCGATCACAACGCCGCCGAGCTTCTTGTAGAAAGCGCCCTGACTCTTACGGCAGGAAGCATCGCAGTACGGGCCAGGATCGCCATCGGCGATCGAGCGAGTGATCATCCAGGGCGTCGCGGCATCACCGTGCATTTCCTCGAAGCGATTGCCAAGCTCGCCAAGCAATTCACGCACCTGCCATTTGCGGCCGAGCACTTCGACGAACTCCAATTTGCCTTCCTGCGTGAAAACCTGATCACGAGTCAGCCCGTATTGGTCCATCGCGATTTGCCGAAGCGGCAGGCCGCTGTCGATCGGCTTGGCGCCGATCATGTCGGCGAGAATTTGCTGAACAAGAGACTTGCCGGACTTGGGTTGGCCGACGAGAGCGATGATGCGTGGGAATTGCGGGGCTTGATCTATCATAAGTAAACTCTGACTGTTGAAGGTGAACGCAGAAATGGCGTCGGCGGCCCGACGCAGCGGCTAATGCTTCTCGATTTTCTCAGTCACACGATGATCGCCGCCATTTCGCTCGATCTGGGCACGCAACAATCGCGTGAGACGTTGAACCTCATCTTCAAGAGCCTCATTCCGATCGAGCAAATACTTTAAGGTGAGAACGGGCGTGCCCTCACTGTTGAAGAAATGTACCGGATCAACGAGTCTCGTGTTTCTCTCTGTCATTTATAGCTCTTTCATGCAGCTTTGCGTTCGGAGAACAGTTCCCAAGGAAAGTCCGCGCCTGGTGGAAGGATATTTTCAGCGAAACCAGGTGTCGCCTCGATAATTCCGCGTCGTTGACGCGCGTGATCGCGCAAATGACTGTTTAGATCGTCGGTAAAGTCCACAACGAACGTCACGTTCGCGCCAGACTTCTTGGCGCGCAGACCGCGGCCGACTCTTTGACGTAAAGCGACCTCGGCTTTGCCGCCGCCGGCAAGAATGACCATGCCAATCGCGGGGACATCGATACCGACATCCAAAATCGTTGTGCCGATCAAAACATCAATATGGCCGAAGCCAAAACCATTGAGGGCTCGCTTCCGCTCAGTTTGTTTGTTCTCACCTTGTAAAAATTGTGAGACCAGGCCGGTATGTCGAAGCATTTTTAGCAATATCGCGCCATGTTCCTTTCGCTGAACCAGAATAAGCACGGGCAAGCTGTGTTCTTTACATTTTTTCGCATAATGCACGATGCACTCGTTTCGAAACGTCGCGTCAACGATGCCAAACGTCACGGCTCGCTGATAGGGCGAAGATTTGCGCAGTTTCGGGTGAGGGGGCGGCGATCGGTAGAGAAAATAGGGCTTTGCCAAGATCCCGCGCTTGATGAGAAGCTGTTCGCTGACCTTTAGCAGAATTGGGCCAAAAGCGGCCATCAGCCGCATGTTGTCCTCGGCGTCCGCGCGCATAAATGGCGTGGCGGTGAGAGCAACGCGAATGTCGGCGTTTTTGCACCACTTCAGAATGTCGTAGTATGAATTGCCGCCGGCTTCGTGCGCCTCTTCGCCGATGACTATCTCGACCATCTCCAAAAGCTTGATTGTGCGTCGGCGCACTTTGATCTTCTCGTCGAAGCAAACCTGCGCCTCGGCAACACACTGAGCGCGCGTCATTGTGATGCCGGCCTTGGCAGTACGCTTCACGACCTGGCGAATCTCTTCATCCATCTTCGGCTCTTCGAGCTGCGAGATCAGTGACTGCACCATGCCCACGTTAATGCCGCGCGTCGGCGCCCACTCGCCATCCCCGATGACGCCAACGCTAAATTTGCAGTCCTTTAAGAGCTGATCGCGCATCTGGTACATCAGAACGCCGCGAGTGGTGATAAACATCGTCATCCGACGATATCGCGAGACAATCAATTTGGCGATTTTGGACTTGCCGCCACCGGTGGCGACCTGAATGATACCGCGGCCGTGCTTCTCGACCTGGCGCACCGCCCGAAGCTGAAAGTCGTAGTCGGGATTGTCATTGCCAAACTCATCGACGACAGGGCTCTCCGGCCCCAGTGGCTCGGGCGCGGGCTTCTTAACGATGTGTACGCTGTAGCCGGCGCGTGTCAGCTCGCCATGAACCAGATGCACAAAGCCCGCGGGAAACGTGCAGGTTCGCCTGGCAAAGAAACTAGAGCGCCCGTTCCACCCGCCGGTGGCGAACGCCTGCATAAACTCGTGGCCCTCGACCAGATAGCTAAGCTTCTCCGTAACCAGATTCTTCACCTGATCGTCGGCGTGAACAATCTTCGCCACAACGGCATTGGCTGCGATTATTAGTTGCTTAGGCATTGACGCGAGGTCTTTTTCATGGCTATGTGATAAGTCAATACTGACTGTTGAGGTAAATAGCTAGTGGCAAATCTAATTTCCGTGCATCCAAGCCGGCTGCGGGCAAACCCGTGGAATACGAACTTCGTGTCGCCCGAGAATGAGATCAAGCTCGCGAGATCGCTTGCGGAGCTGGGCGAGTTCAAGCCGATTATAGTTCGAGAACTTTCCGACGGCACGACTGACTTCGAAATTCTTGGCGGCGAACATCGATGGAGCATCGTGCGCGATAGCGGCGCCGATGAGATTTCCATCTACAATCTTGGCGTTGTCGATGATTTGAAGGCGAAGAAGATATCGCTTGCAGACAACCCTCGCTATGGCGCCGACGACACCCTGGCGCTCGCAAAGCTTCTTGAGGAAATCGGCACCGCGGACGAAATTCAACAGTTCTTGCCTTTTACCGACAGTGACATCTCAGCGATCTTCAGCGCTTCAGATATAGCGCTTGAAGAGCTGGAGTTGCCGGAAAGTTTCGAGGAAAAGGCAGACGCTCTCGAAATCAAGCCGGAGCGCGCGCCGAAAACGCATACGATCATGCGCTTCAAGGTGCCGCTTGGTGACGCCGAGCGCATTACCGAAGTAATCACTAAAACGCAGAAGCGCCAGGGCTACAGCTCATCGGACGAGCTGACTAATGCCGGCGACGCGCTCGTGCATCTCATCTTCGCGGACAAAGAGTGATGGGGCCGCCGTTCAAAGAGCGCTTCACCGGCAGACACCCTGAATGCCGACAGTGCGTCCACTTCAAACCAAATGCAGGCTCGATTCACTGCCTGAACTGCGGCGCCGGCGAGTTCTTCGAGGAAAAGGTCGATGACGAAGGCCCGGATGAGGACGATCTGAGAATTATATTTTCGAGCATGGATGGTGACTATGACTGAAAAATCAAAGCAGCCGATCGAGCTGTGGGATATCGACAAGATAATCCCGTACCCAAAGAACCCAAAGAAGCACTCGCAAGAACAGGTCGAGCGCCTCGCGCGCTCCATCGAGCGCTTCGGCATCACGCCCTTACAGGTCGAAGGCAATCAGGAAGGCTGTACGCCCGGATTGATCATCGCGGGTCACGGGCGCCGGCTGTCGATCATTCATCTCGGCCGCAAGAAAGCGCCGGTGATTGTTCGCAACGATCTATCGAAGATGGAATGCGACGCGCTGCGCATCTCGGATAACGCCGCGGTGTCGAATGACATCGATTACGACCTTCTAGGCGAAGAGACAATTCGACTAGGCGAAGAGGGCTTTGAATTGAGCGATCTCGGCATGACCGACGCCGAACTGAAGGCTCTCACGACCGATATTGGCGAGATCGACGAAACGGCTTTCACGACCGACATCACGGCGGCGGTCGAAGAGCAGAAGAAAGACAACGCCAAAAAGGAAGCTGAAATCGACGACAAAGAAGGCCCTGTCGGCGAAGCGCTCGGCTTCAAGAAAGTAACGACCGAACAGAGCCGCATCATTCGCGGCTTCATGGCTCGCGTCGAAGCAGAGACGGGCCTCAAAGGAGCCGCTGCGCTTGTTGCGCATATCGGCGCGTAAATCAAAACTGAATTATCACAGGACTGGAACCTAAAATGCTGACCAAGCCAAGCTGCAAGAACACCTTCATCCTCGTCGGCGCCGATAAAGGCGGCGTGGGCAAAACGACATTCTCACGATTGCTGCTCGAATATCTCGCGCAGTATCCGTGCTCGATGCGCGTATTCGACACCGAGCCCGGCCCTGGCGTGCTGCGTCGATTCTGGCCATCGGCCGAACAGATCAACCTCGCCGACCCAATCGATCAAGCCAAGGTCATCGATGGCCTAGGCGCGGCGCGCGTGACACTCGTGGACATTCGAGCCGGCCTTCTCTCGCCGACACTTCACCTGTTTCAGCGTATCGGTCTGGAACACGGCGTTGAAGCGCACCTCGCGGTGTTTCATGTGCTGGGCAATACGATCGCCTCATTCGGCGAGATCGCCACGACTGCGGCCATGCTAAAAAACAACGGCGACCACATCATCGTCAAGAACCACACCAACGCCGGCGCCTTCGTCGATGTGGAAGACAAGATCGCATCGCTCGGCCCCGAGACCAACATCATCGACATCGGCAATCTGGAAGCCGTTGCCGCGGAGCGAGTGGATCAGCGCAGTCAGACCTTCGCCGACTTCACCTCGGACAAGACCAACTCGCGCACCATCCGCGGTATCACGCGATCTTGGTACGACGCTTCATTCGCCGAACTCAACCAAGCCGGCGTCAACGCTCTCGTGAGCTAAAGAAAGTGTCCGAAGAGCCAGAACAATCAAATGTAGTTGGTCTTTTCGATAAAAAGATCAGCGCCTCAAACGACGAGAAAGCGCCGGCCGAAAAGCCGGCGCAGCTCGTCGATCTCGCGGGTGTCGATCAAAACTCCGTGCGAACGCTTAATAGCGTCATCGAAGCGGTGCTGAAGCGAAAAGTGTCGGGTGTTTGCGTAATGGCCACGGGCGAAAATGGTCTGGGCTCATTTTGGCTCAGCTTCCCAGTGGGCAAACAAGCGCAGGTCGAAGCAACGCGATATCTCGGCCTGCTGGAACTATTCAAATCGATCGTGATCGAGGTTGTCGCGAATGGCGTTCAAGGCGAAGATGAATGAAATATATCATCGATAAGCGCTTCAACACATCCGTCGAACGAACGCCGCGCGTTCTGGAGATCGCCGAAAGCTTTGGGCTTGGGCTCTCGCTCAAAGAGTTCGTCATCTACGATCGCCTATCGATCGAGGTGAACCCCGGCGATGTGATCTACATCACGGGCCAATCGGGCTCTGGTAAATCGCTTCTGTTGCGCGAATTAGCGCAACAGATGTCGAAAACATTCAGCGTTGTCAGCCTCGAAGACTTCGCCTTACCAAATAAGCCGGTCATTGAATGCCTCGGCGATACCACGACGCACGCGGCCGACTTGCTCGCAAAGGCAGGCATTTCGGACGCATGGATCTACATTCGAAATCCAAAAGAGCTGTCCGACGGCCAACGCTATCGCCTGCGCCTGGCGATGCTCATGGATATAAAGGCCGACGTGTGGGTGGCGGATGAATTTGGCGCCGTGCTCGACCGCGTCACGGCAAAATGCGTCGCGTTCAACATACAGAAGATGGCGCGCGCTCTAGGCAAAACTCTGATCGTGGCAACAACGCATACGGATCTGAAGGAAGAGTTAGGCCCATCGCTGACGATCACCAAGCGATTTCGCGAGAAGGTCATTATCGAGCGATGATCGCAGGGAACGTCGCTGACGCGCTGCGCGACGAAAGAGACACCGAGACAGTCATCGAGCGAACGGCAGCACCGGCACCGCGTTTCTCGCTCACTGAGCGTATGTTTATAGAGCGGGGAGACAGGTCAGACTGGGATCTGTTGCACGATCTGCATTACAAGGCAGAAAATCTCCCGATCGGCCCGAAATTCTGGAAACTGACGCTTGAAGGCGAGACCATTGGCGTGCTCGTCACGGGAAATCCGAAAGGACTTCTAAAAGAGCGCCACATCGCTTTCCCGTCGATCAAGCCGACTGGCAAAGATACGAAGCTCACCAACACGCAGCGCTACGTCTACATCAACCGAAATTTTCGCGTGGTGTCGCGATTTGTCGTGGACACGATGTATCGCGGCATCGGCGTCGGCTATCGAATGATGAATTTAGTGGCTCGCATGGAGGGAAAGACCTTCATGGAGATCCAGTCATCCATGTCGAAGTTCAATCTGTTCGGGCAGAAGGCGGGCTTTCATTTCGTCTCGCCGCGCAACTCCAACAAATACGAAGAGGGCCTCAAGTTCTTTCGCGGACACTTTACGGCAAGCCCGCAGGACTTCGTCGCAATTCTCGATGAGCTGAAGACGAAGGCGCCGGCAGAGCGCGAAAGCCTGCTTCAAGACTGCAAGACCTTCTACTACCGGCACTCAGCGATGGAAAAGACCGGCGTGTCTTTGCATCACCGCGATACCGCGGAAGATCGCGTGAACGCGATGGGTGAAGGCGAAGTAATTCGAAAATTGCAGCAGCTAACCATGACATCGCCACTCTACGGCGTGTGGAAGTGTCCCGACAAAACGCCGGCACCACAGCGGCTGCCGCTAAGCGCATTCGATTGGCAAAAGCCAAACGAGAAATTCAAACCGAGAGAGTTTGCATGAACGAAAATATCTTCGCCTACACAGCGCCGCCGTCAGAACATGCTTCAATGCCGCCGTACCTTTCGACCAATCGCCAGGCGAACGGCATGATCGGCATCACAGTGCGCAGTTCGGTAGAGCTGGGCAGCACGACGGCGTACATCGAGCTAACCGAAGAACAATGGCTCGACTTTTTGCGTGAAAGCAACGCAAACGCGGCGCGCAAGCACAAACGAGAAGTTCTGGACAAGAAGCCCGAGGAACCCGAGGTCGCGTAATGGGCGCTCACTACGAATTTGCGCAGACCGACAAACAGACCGAGATCATGAAGCTGATCCTCGCGCAGGCGGATCTCGGCAGCTACATCACGTTGACCGCTCTCCGGGAGCAGCTTTCGTACAAGCCATCCAAGCAGGCCATCTTGTGCTCGGTGCGGGTGCTAGAAGGACATGGCTTTTTAACCAAGATCCACCACGGCTGCCGGACGATGGAGATTATACCGACAGCTCTCGCTTACTCCACCTTTAGAGCAACGCCGACCCGATTCTGAGCCGGATATTTGACCGTCTTTCGTCTCTTACTTTCTTTCTTTAAGAAAGAGTAGTAGTATAGAGCTTACTGACGGACCCGGATATTCGGAGAGAATCGATAAATCAGGTCTGACTTACGGAGCTAAAATGTCTGAAGATACCCTACGACCGAGCGAAGGTGTCGTGGAGGAACCTGCGGAAGTTGTACCAGCACCGGCTGATGATACCCCGGAAGAAGACGCAGATGGCGTCGCTGGCAAGCGCTATTCCAAAGCAACCTGGGCAGAAATCGAGACGCATTGGCAATGCGGCACGATGAACGCCAAACAACTGATCGAAAAGTATGGCGTGTCGCAAGGCGCGCTTACGAAGCATTTCGCGCGCCATAAAATCCTACAATTCAGCAAGATGCACGTCCTCAAGCGTGAGGCGGAGATCAAGATCATGGGCGCCGCCGCGGCCGCCATTGATCCAAAGGCTGTTGAGTGGGAGACGAAAAAGAAGGGGCGCATCGCTGAAACCCGAGAGCATATCTATAACCTCTCGCGCGCCACATACGCGCGGGCGCTACGAATTGGTAAGGATATTCAAGACGGTGTTCGCAAAGAGGCTGAATGCGCAAACGATATAAAGATGCTTCGGCACATGGAAGCATTCATCGAGAAGAACCTCGCCAACCGCATGAACGTGCTGGAGGCGGAGAAGGAGATCGACGAGTCGCAGATGCCGACCCTGATCTTTCGCGATCTTACCGAAGAGGAAATTCAGGCGAAGGCCGAGTCAGACGGCGATGATGACGAGCTGGGCTTGGATGCGCCGGCAGATTCGACTCTGACGCTGGATGATGAAGACAGCGTAGTGGATGAAGGTGGCGTGTGACCACCTCTCTTCTGCTGAGCACCACGGTAGAGCCGATCAAAAGCCCGGTGCTCACGCTCCACAAAGGGCAACGCAAGGTATTTAGCGATCATCGCCGGTTCAAGGTGGTGGTCGCTGGTCGTCGTTGGGGAAAGACACAAACAGCGAAGCTCGCGATCTTGCGGCGCGCGGTGCGCAAACGACAGCTCATCTGGTACGTGGCGCCGACTTACGGCATGGCCCGATCGATTTTGTGGGAGGAGCTGAAAGAGGCGATCCCGCGGGAATGGGTGCGTTCGATCAATGAAACCCGCATGTCTATTCTGCTCTACAACAAGACCAAGATCGAGCTGAAAGGCGCCGATAAGCCCGACACCCTACGCGGCGTGGGCCTGGATCTTCTCATCATCGACGAGGCGCAGGATATTCGCGAAGTCACCTGGTTCAAGGTGCTGCGGCCGACGCTGGCGTCTACCCGCGGCGACGCGCTCATCATCGGCACGCCCAAGTCGTTCAACTGGCTTTACGACCTCTACATGCTGGGTCAGCGCGGCGACACCTATATCAGCAAGCGCGGCAAGCTGCTCATCAATCCGTGGAAGAGCTGGCAGTTCCCGACATACACCTCGCCGTTTATCCCGCGCTCGGAAATAGAAGCGGCGAAGGCGGATATGGACGAGAAATCGTTCAATCAGGAGTTCAACGCCAGCTTCGAAACGATGTCGGGGCGCGTGTATTACGCCTTCGATCGCGCCGTGCATGTCGGCATGTATCCATTCAATCCGAAGCTGCCGATCTTGATAGGCCAGGACTTTAACATCGACCCGATGTCCTCGGTCATCATGCAACAGCAGCCAAATGGCGAAATTTGGATTGTTGATGAGTGCATTTTGAACGGTTCGAACACGCAGGAGACGGCGGATGAGATTTCGCGCCGTTATTTCAAATGGACAAAGAACGTCATCTTCTACCCGGATCCCGCCGGCGCCAGCCGATCGACGAAGGGCAGGGGCGAGAGCGATCTGGATATTCTGCGCGACGCCGGCTTCACACGACTAAAGTACCGCCGGAAGCATCCCAAGGTCGCCGATCGTATCAACTCGGTGAACCGCATGTGGAAAGCGGCCGACGGCTCAATTCGGATGCGAATAAACAACACCTGCAAGGTGACCATCAACTCGATGGAGCAGACGATCTACAAGCCAGGCACTCGTGAAGTAGACAAGTCGGCGGGCCTGGAGCACGCCGGCGACGCGCTTGGCTATTACATCGACCTCGAATTTCCCGTGCGCAATATCAAGATCATGGGTATTTCTCTGTAAGCAAATAGTAAGTCAGTCTTGACTTATCTAACAACCGCGGTAGTATCGAAAAATGTCAGACCAATCTCAGGCGGGCTACCCTTCCTCAGTGGAAGCCTTCACGCCGGCTTTTCAGTCGGATGTGCAGTTGGCAGCGGGCTTGCTTAACGCCCAAGGGCCACAGCCGGCGATCGGTGGGGCGGACGATCAACAGCAGCGCCTATTGGCGTTTTTGAAGCGTCGGCACCCTCAGTATGAGGAGATGCTGCGACATTGGATCTTCGCGGAAGAGACGTACAACGGTGGGCGGGAGTGGTTCAAGCCGCACAACATTTTCCGATACATTAAGGAAGGCGATAAGGAATTTCACGATCGCCTGGCGCGCTGCTATCGGTTCAATCACACGCGAGAAGTAACGGATCTCGTTCAGAAATACATCTTCAAGTCGCCGGTTACTCGAAATACCGAAGACGCGCCGGCGGAGGTAAAAGCCTTTTGGCTGAAGGCGACGCTATCCGGTCTAAACATTGATCAATTCGCCAAGACCATTTCGACCGCAAGCTCGATCTTCGGACGCCCTTGGGTGTTCGTCGATTCGACAAAAACGGAAGATATTCAGTCGAAGGATGACGAAAAGAAATCAGGCGTTGGCGTCTATGCTTATGTCGTAGGGCCGCGCGACATTCTCGATATCGGCTTCACCGATCGCGGCGACGTGAATTGGGTGCTGGTGCGCGAGACGGTGCGCGACGACGGTGATCCAGTCAACTCGTCCGGTGCAATGTTCGACCGCTATCGCCTTTGGACCCGAACCGAATGGGTTCTATATAAAATTGAGGAAACGGCAGACTCAAGCGCGGCGAAGAGCAAGAAAAAGAGCAGGCTTGTCGTAATCGAGCTGGATCGCGGCAATCATGATCTCGGCGAAGTGCCGGGCTTCCCGTGCGATCACACCGTCGGCGACTATCGATATTCGGCGCCGTCGCTGATTGGCGACATTGTCTATCTCGACCGCGCCGTGGCCAACTATCTCTCGAACCTAGACGCCATCATTCAGGATCAAACCTTTTCGCAGCTCGCAATGCCCGCTCAAGCGGTGCTACCGGGCCAGGATGCCTATGATGCGCTGGTCGAAATGGGCACGAAGCGAGTGTTCGTTTATGACGGCGAGGGCAACGCTAAACCGGAATATCTGTCTCCTGACGTAAAACAGGCTCGCCTGGTCATGGAGACGATCAGCATGATCATCGCTGAGATTTATCACACCATCGGCATGGCGGGCGAGCGCACCAAAAGCGACAACACGGTTGGCATCGACGACTCATCGGGTGTCGCTAAGGCATACGATTTTGAGCGCATGAACTCGCTTCTGACATCAAAGGCGGACTCGCTTGAAAACGTGGAAAACAAGCTGATCCGTCTCGTGATGCTCTGGCATGACAAGGCGGCGCAAGTGCCGCCCGACAGCCTGGTGAAATACCCGGATACGTTCGACGTGCGCAGCTTGTTCGACGAGTTCACAATCGCCGAGCGTCTTGCGCTGGTAGAAGCGCCCGACGGCGTGCGTCAGGAGCAGATGAAGCAGGTCATCGCCAAGCTGTTTCCGCGGCTCGCGGTGGATCTGAAGAACAAGCTGATCGATGGCCTGAAAGATTGGCCGCCAGAGCTGAACCTGGTTGTCACCGAGACAGCGGGCGGCAGCGGGCAGCCTGCAAAATTCCCATCGACGGGCAAGCGGCAGACGCAGCCTGGATCGAATTTGAAGCGACCGAAAAACGCCAAAACGACGAACACACAAGGACAAGCCTAATGGCAGCGATGCGCGCGAAGATGAAGATTTCGAAGATCGAAAAGCACGAAGGCGGCAATGAAACGCTGCACTTCTTTGCGGTTGCTCGCTCGGACAGTTATCCGGCCGATGGCAGCGACGAGAACAATACCTACGCGAAATGGTCCCCATCGGGACAGCTCCAACTGACAGTCGCAAACCCGGACCTGCACGGGAAGTTCAACGCAGGCGAGGAATACTACCTCGACTTCACTAAAGCGTAACCGCCCGAAGCCATCCCGGCTTCAACCTTTGGGCTCAAGAGAACGAGCCTTCACTACAGACCGAGAGAGTGGTCCGAACTATGACGCCAGAAGAACAAGCTATCGCCGACGCCGCTGCCGCAACTGCTGCCGCAGCCGCCAAGGTACTCGCCGACAAGCTCGCTGCTGACAAAGCTGCCGCCGATAAGGCCGCGGCCGAGAAAGCTGTTGCGGAAAAAGCGGCGGCCGACAAGCTCGCTGCTGAAGAAGCCGCGCGCATTGCGGCGAGC